ATGTTTATAATAGAATGAATCTTCAATTCATGCAGAAATACGAACGTACTCGAAGCTTTAAAATAATAAGTGATAATGAAATAATAGTAAAATCAAACGTATGACACCGAAACAATTTGCAATAGAGTTAGTAGATAAGTTCTACATTGGACTTGAAATAAAAGATTATAAGAAAGCGAGAAACTGCGCTATCTTTACTTGTCACCAGCGTATTCAAGAAACGCTTACATTAACACGAATTAAATTTTTAAAAGAAGTTATAACAGAAATTGAAAAGCTATGACGGCAAAAGAAAAAGCATTTGAATTAGTTGATACTTATAAATTTGTGTTATGGTCTGAAGATACACAATGCGGTAATGAAATACTATGTACTGTGATAGCAAAACAATGCGCATTGATTGCAGTTAATGTAGTTTTAAACCTTTGTTGGGGAAATAATCAAGTAGGTATTAATCATTGGAATGAAGTAAAACACGAAATTGAAAAGCTATGAGAAATTATTTAGGATGCTTATTTTATTTTTTTGTAGGTGGTTTATTTTGGTACATTGTTATTCACTTTATAATTAAGTTTTGGTAATGAATGTATTTATACTTTACAATGCAAAGCAGAAGATTGACTACCGTAAAATAAAGCGATGGAAGGTTCGTGTTAATATATCGAATAATTTTTATAAGAATTTTGAAGAAGATTAAAAAATAATTATTATATTTGCATACGGACTCCTTCGACATTATAAGTCCTAACGGTATTATTACCCTTGTTTTTGAAGTAGAGGTCGAAGGCTACGGATAAAGCGAGGGTTTTTTTATTGATAAAATTTTTAGGTATGGATGATTATATTAAAATTGATTGCAAATTTAGAGAAGGTGATAAAGCATTTTTTTCTATAGGCACAAAATTCGGCATTGAAATAATTGAAGATAATGTTTCAAGTTCAATCATTTTAGATAAAGAAGATATTGAAAAAATACTTCCATTAATGTTAGCATATTATTACAAATTAAATATATATGAGCGGTTGGATTAAACTTCATAGAAAGATAACGGAAAACCCGTTATACTTTTCAGAGCCATTTAACAGGTCAATGGCTTGGATTGATATGATATTAATTGCTAACCATTCAGATAATTATTTCTTTAAACGTGGTATTCGTGTTGAAGTAAAAGTAGGTCAAATAGGCTATGATTTAGATACTTTGGGTAAACGTTGGCAATGGTCAAGAGGTAAAGTAGAAAGGTTTATGCAAATGCTTGAAAATGATAAACAAATAGTAAGGCAAAAAACAAACGTAACTACCTTAATATCAATAGTTAACTACAAAGAATATCAATGCGATAGTAAAGCAGATAGTAAACCAAATAGAAAACCAAATAATAAAGCAGACGGAAACAAACAAGAATTAAAAGAATTAAAAGAAGAAATATATATACCTGAATTTTCTGAATTTTTAGATTATGCAGTTAGTCAAGTTAAGTTCATAAACAAAGAAGATGTTAGACTTAAATACGAATCATGGAAAGTTAATGACTGGAGTGTTACAGTTAACAATAAAACACGTAAAATTGTAAATTGGAAAAGCACTTTATTAAATACACTTCCGTATTTACGTAAAGACGAATCAAAAAGTTACACACCTCAAATAATACACGAATAATGTTTAAAAGACTTCAAGAAGTTTCAAGCGAACTATTCGCAATACGAAACGAATTAAACGTAAAAGGTAAATCAGTTGGTTGGGATTGGGATTTATTACCATACACAATCAAAGAGGGATGCACAACGTATATCGGAGCAGCACCAGCAAGTGGAAAAACTGAGTTATGGTTTGAGTTTTTAATTAATCTTTCGTGTTTACATAATTGGAATCATGTTATATTTTCTCCTGAAACTGGAAGCTCAGCTGAGATATTCTCGGAACTTTGTTATAAGTATATCGGTAAACCATACGCAAAACACGAAAATACAATGAGTTTATCGGAGCAAACAATAGCAGAGAATTTTATTAATGAGCATTTTATAGTAATTGACCCAATAGATGAGGATTTAACACTTGAAAAGTTTTATGAAATGGTTGATGAGATTGAACGTAAATACGAAATAAACATTCACACTACTACAATTGACCCTTGGAATGAGTTAACGGAAAATTATATTCATTCAGACTTAGGACGTGAAGATAAATACCTTAGTAGAATTTTAGGACTTGCACGAAAAAACGCACGAAAAACAAACCGACATAACTGTATTATTAATCACGTTCGGGACCAGGCGCCAATAACACGAAATGAACATACATTTTATCCAATGCCAACTGCTCGAGATTTTGCCGGAGGTCAAGTATGGTTCCGTAAAGGTTTATCAGTTTTAATTCCATGGAGACCACCAACTGGATTGACAGATAGTGATGGAAATGTATATGAAATTAATGAAGTACATTTGAAAGTAGCTAAAAGTAAACCAAAAGGTATATCAAAAAACGGAACTTACAAAATGTATTTAGATATTGAAAAATATCAGTATTACATGATTGATAATTTTGGTCGTAAAGTTTACGCACAAAGAAACACGAAACCAATTTCAAATAGTTTTCCAGCTAAACAACTACCTTTGATTGAACCTGATATAGTAAACGGAAAAGAAATACGTTCATTTAGCGAAAAGATGAAACAAAGTAAAGGCGATGTTCCTTTTTGATTATTATAACTTACAAAAACACGAATAAATGAACGAACTGACAATTATAACTGGCAAAGTAAACTTAGACACTACTTATTTAAAGATTAAACTAAGCCTTGAAGAAATAAAAGAACGTGCTTCAAATAGATATGATTTAATACATTCAATGGAACGTAGCTTAGCAGACTTACAACAAGTAAAAATTAGTTACGATGCTATGGAAAAAGAACTAAGAGCAGCATTACAGCAAAATTTCAGACTTGAAAAGCTATTAATGGAGGAGAAATTTAAAGTCAAGGATTTAGAAATACAATTAAAAATGAAAGATGTCACGCTGTAAGCATTGTAGAAATAAGTTTGAGCCTATCCGCTTTAATCAAAAGTATTGTTTAGAAGCTGAGTGCGTCCGTGTTTGGGTAGAATCTGAAAAGGCAAAGACCTGGAAAAAGACGAAAGCTAAAATGAAAAATGATCTTGAGACAGTCCAGGAACTAATTAAAGCTACTCAAATAATTTTTAATAAATATATCAGATTACGAGATAAAGGTCAAGTTTGTATATCCTGCCAAAAGAAACCATTAAAAGAAAATGCAGGACATTACTTTAACGCTAACAACCATTGGAACGTTCGCTTTAATGAACTTAATGTCCATCTCCAGTGTGAACACTGCAACACGTATTTAAGTGGAAACCTAATTGAGTACCAAAGAAACTTAATACATAAAATCGGAATTGAAAATTATAACGAATTAGAAGCTGAAGCACGAAAAACACGAAAGTTTACAAAAGAGGAATTGAAAGAATTAATGCAGGTTTATAAAAAAAAGATAAAAGAATTAGAGTTATACCAAAAAGAATAATTACTTTTGAACCAACAATTAAAACTTAAATATGAAAAAGTATTACTGGACCATGAAGAATGGTCAAAAAATCGACATTGATTTAATGGATGAAAACCATTTAAGAAACACGCTAAAAATGATTTTGCGTAACATTGAAAACGCTGAAGCAAAAGAACGTGAAATTAAAAAAACACGATTCGAATTAAATGGAGATATAGCGCAAGACCATTACGACCAAATGACTTTAGCTGAATATGAAGATGTAATGCGTTACGGATTTTAAAACTTAAATTATGAGCGTAACTAATTTTGAGGAGTTCACACACGAACTTACAAGCGAAGAAATGGAGATTCTGCCTATCGTAGTTCACGGATTCCGAAACTACAAAAAGGCGAACCCAATTAAATCGGAGTTAATAGTAACCCGAATGAACGAATATCTTTTAGCACGAGGTTATAAAATTAAAATGACTGGAGTACGTTTGCGTAAAATGGTTAACTACATTCGTACAAATGGCATAATCCCGCTGATTGCGACGTCTAACGGATATTTTACGAGTGATTGTAAGGAAACGATAGCCGAGCAGATAAAGTCACTTCAGGAACGAGCAAACAGCATTGAACGATGTGCAACTGGATTAAGAAAATTTTTATAACAGTTGTATAGGCGCAGTTGTTTTATTAACGTAAATTAAAATTTAAAAATATGGAAGTAGATTTATTTGGAAACGAAATTGTAAAAGATGAATTATTAAGAGATAAATTCATTGAGCCACCATTTAGTATATTAGATACTAAAAGCGGAAATTGGCAAAAAAGAAAAAAACTTTGGGTAAGTAAAGGAATAAAAAGTGAAATTGGGAGAGATAATAAAAAAGTAAACTCAATAAGAATCGAAACAAATGGAGATGATATAACAAAAAATCCATATCAATCTGTTTTTGACCCAGCATTATGCGAAGTTTTATATCATTGGTTTTGTGATGAAGGCGGCACAATTTTAGACCCATTTGCTGGTGGTTCTGTTCGTGGAATTGTAGCCAATTATTTAGGTTATAAATATAGCGGAATTGATATAAGACAAGAGCAAGTTGATAGCAACCGAGAACAAGCCTTAGATATTTTGCCAATACAAAATCAACCTCAATGGTATGTAGGCGATAGTAACGAACTTTTAAACGATAATTGGAATACTAAATTTGATATGGTTATGAGTTGCCCACCTTATGCTGATTTAGAAGTTTATAGCGATTTAGAAGGAGATATTAGTAATAAACCATACAAACAATTTTTAGAACTTTATGAAAGCATAATTGCAAAGAGTTGTAACCTTTTGAAAAGTGGCGGTTATGCTTGTTTTGTAGTTGGTGAAGTAAGAGATAAAAACGGTTTTTATATTGGATTTGTACCAGACACGATAAAGGCTTTTGAAAAGTGTGGAATGAGATTTTATAATGAAGCAATACTTTTAAATGCTATTGCAAGTGCAAGTATGAGAGCTAACGGAAATATGAAAAGTCAAAAACTTGTAAAGGTTCATCAAAACATTTTAGTTTTTAAGAAGCCGTGATGTCTTTTACAATTGCACCTAACAGTTGTATAGGCACAGTTTTAATTGCGTTTATACTTTGTTATAATAAATTAATTTACATATTTTTTTTATTTCCATTGTTATATTAGAAAATATAGTTATATTTGTCAAACAATTAAAATTTATATTATGAAAAACCTATTTAAAAGTTTAGCAGCATTTCAGCAAGAGGTGCCAGTGATTCACAAAGGAACGCAAGGCTACGGATATTCGTATGCAGACCTTCCGAAAATCTTTGAAGTAATTAACCCGTTATTGCAAAAACACGGATTAGGATTTACCCAACTAATTAACGGTCAAACAATAGTAACTGTATTGTTTCATTCTGAAAGTGGTGAACAAATAGATAGCCAAACGAATATTCCTCAAGGTGTTCAACTTAAAGGAATGAATGATTTTCAAGTATTAGGATCTGCAATTACTTATTTAAGACGTTACGCATTATCTTCGATTTTAGGTATTGTAACCGATAAAGACGTTGATGCAGCTGGAGAACAAATAAAAGCCGTAAAGACGGAAGCAAAAAAGCCTACAATACAAGGTGAACGATTCTTAAAAGCAGTAGAAGCAATCCGTAATGGAGAATTTACAGCTGAAGAACTACAAGCTAAGTTCGAATTAAATGAAGTTCAACAAAAAGCATTGTTACTGATATGAAAATACGAGCTTCACAAATAGGAAAATTGATGAGTCTCCCCAAAACAAAAGGGGAGGTTCTTTCTAAAACTACAAAGACCTACATTCAGGAACTTGCGATTGAGCATAAATACGGAATCCGTAAGGAATTTTGGAGCAGATACACTGACAAAGGAAACGAAGTAGAAGACGAAGGCATAGCACTTGTTAACGATGTGTTGAACTTAGGCTTTATTTACAAGAATGAAGAAAACCTAAACAACGATTATTTAACAGGAACACCAGACGTAAACACGAACGAAGTTCTTTTAGATGTAAAATGCAGTTGGGATGCTACAACGTTTCCATTTTTTGAAAGCGAATGTCCGAACAAAGATTATTACTATCAATTACAAGGTTATATGTGGTTAACAGGAAAAGACGAAGCATTACTTTGTTACTGCCTTGTAAATACACCTTTTCAAATTGTAGAAGATGAAGTTAGAAGAGAACATTGGAAACAAGGGTTAATTGATGAAAGTTTGGATGTAAGGGACTTTGTTCAGTCTAAACATAACTTTGATCATATACCAAAAGAAAAGCGCGTGAAAGTTTTTAAAATAGCAAAAGACGAAAGCGTAATTGAACAAATTAAAGAAAGAATAGAGTTAGCAAGAGTATATTATAACAATTTAATTAATGAACTATGATAGATTTAGCAGAATTTTTTGAAAGCATTATTGATAAGTACGGAGAATCAAGAGCTAAAATGATTGAATATAAATTAAAATACGAATCTTTAGAAAGTAAAATTCAAGTTTTAGAAACTAAATTAACAAGCGCAAAAGCTGAAATTCAACTATTGAATGAAACGATAAGTGAATACGAATGCGAAAAAATAAATAAAAATGAAAGATGACTTACAAATAATGGGTTACTACAAAAACACGACCCGAGAGCAAATAGTACAAATCAAAGACTTTAAAAAAGATAAACTTTGGTACGAAACAATAAGACAATATGAAACAAATCCTATAACAGAGTTCTGCTGTTCGGTTGAAAGATTTAAAAGGTTATATATTAAAACAAAGTAAAATGAATGATTGGGTATTAAAAAAAGTAGTTTTGGAAAATGAAAGCGGACTTACTTATCTTAGGGCAACTTATAATAATGGATTTAAAGAACTTGATGAATTTTTTGAATATGGTTATAAAATACCAACTATTATTGAAGTAAATAAATTTGGTAAAATAGAAGTAATTAAAGATAAAATAAATAAGTAAAATGGAAAAAAGAGACAATTCAGGAGCGTTATTCACTAACGACAAAAGAGAAAAGGAAACGCATCCGCATTATCAGGGTAAAGCTACAATTGGTGGCGTGGATTATTATGTTTCAGCATGGGTAAAAGACGGACAAAAAGGAAAGTTTCAGTCATTAAGTTTTAAACCAATACAGGAACAAGCTAAACAACAAGTGAAGCCTCAAGGCAGACCAAGTTACGGAAAAGAGTTTGATGACTTTTTAAATGGAATATGAAGCGCGAATCAGAGGTTTTAAGCGAAGCGAATGAAATTACAAGGGTAATGGTTAAACACTACCTACAAAAACACGAATTGAGTTTAAACGCTTTCTCGAAGTTAGTAGAGGTTAAACAACCTAACCTGCATAAATTTATGAGTGGAAGCACTTTATCGAGTAAATCAATTGAAAAGATAGGAAAGTTCTTTAGTAAATAACGTATTCAGATAGTTACCATTAGAACACTTACTGAATCATTTTTGGATTGTGGTAACACGGTCGGAAGGCGGAACGTAAAAAATTCCGCTTTTTTTTATTCTTTTTGTTGTTATATTAAAAAGTATTATTATATTTGTTCAACAATTAACAATTAAAAATAAGAATTATGAAAAATTTAACAAGAGATTGCCAAGAGTGTAATGGTTGGGGAACTGTAACGATTGAACACAACGGAACAGAAATTCCTTATTTGCAGGATATAGTTGATTATGAATGTATGTCATGTTCAGGAACTGGTGAGCAATTAGACCCTGATTTAATTGAAGAACGTATCGGTATAATTGACGACATGATTCAAGGAATGCAAACACGAATGAGAATGTTAAGCGACTTTATTAAGACTGCAAACAAAGGTTATCTTCCTAATTTAGCGCAGAAATACACGGATAGATTAGAACTTTGTTCACGTGGTTTAGGTCGTTTGTTGAACTATAAAAGAAAATTGCATAACTTAGCCATGTGAAATACTTAACGATACTTTTATTTCCTTTCATTATAGCCTTATTCTTTTTGGATAGGGCTGTACTTGTTTTTGTTTGGAGCGTTCCGAGTGTTAAGATTCAGAAATGGTTGTTTAATGAGTTGGAAATGCGAAAGAGTTTGATTCGTGTTTTAGGTGGTTTGATAGTTGTATTATTTATTTTATTGTTGTTTATAATTGGACACTAACCGTTTTTTAAATGACCTTTACGCAGACCATAAACACTGGATTAAAGTTGTGCGCTCGTTTGGAGAGTATTATTTAGCTGAAGATATAGTTCAAGAAATGTATTTAAAGCTGGCGAAACACGAAAACAAAGAAAGGTTTTACCGCAACGGAACTATTTACAAGGGGTTTGTATGGATTGTTTTACGAAATATGTACTATGACTTCGAAAAGAGTAAACAAAGGCTACAGAAAGTCGATATAACGGAGGCAATACAGTTAGTTGATGAAAGTAGCTCATACGAAAAGACGAACGCTCAAAAGCAATTAGAAGTAAAAATAAACGAAACAGTAAACAGTTGGCATTGGTACGACAAACTATTATATGAACTTTACCGAGATACAGGAATGAGTACGCGCCAAATACAAAAATGCACGGGTATTAGTTTTAAGTCAGTATGGCAAACGTTAAAATACTGCAAGGATAGTTTAAAAATAGAAGTCGGAGAACATTATGAGGACTACAAAAACGAGGATTACGAATTAATAAAATAAAAACATGGCAAGAAAAAGACGAACAAAAGCTGAGATATTAGCAGCTGAAAGTAAAGGATTAGGAGATACCGTTGAAAAGGTACTTGAAGTAACTGGAGTAGCAAAGGTTGCTAAATGGTTACTTGGTGAAGATTGTGGGTGCGATGAACGCAAAGCAAAGTTAAACGAGTTGTTTCCTTACAGAAAGGCGAAGTGTTTAGAACAAGCTGAGTACGATTGGTTAAAAGAATGGTTTGACAAAAAGTCGGAAGTAATAAAGCCAAGTGAACAAAAGACAATACTTGCAATTCATTCAAGAGTGTTTGGAGTGCGCAATGAACCAACAAGCTGTGGGTCTTGTATTTTGGAAAGAGTAAACCAATTAAAA